ACAAGCGGCTTCGCGCGGGTGTGTCCAAGGTCACAACCGCCAAGAAGGTGGTTGGCGATGTGCTCATCGGTGGCTATCGCGAAGGCATCCGAAACGGCTGGGTGGAAGATATGGACGGATTCGTTGAGCGGCTCAACTGGTCGCTTCAAGGCTCGCGTATCGTGGTGAGCGAGCTCCCAGCCGACCTGGCCAACCCACTGAGGCAATGGGATGTGACCCTTGCCTTCCAACTCGACTTCTCATAGGAGCTTAGACAATGGCTGTGAAACTTGCAGGGACCCTGAGCTTCGACCTTAACGGCCGAATCGCGAGCATCGGCGCAAGCTGCACCGTGCAGGCGCAACGCGCCGTGAATGAGGGCAAGGTGGGCCAAAGCGGTCGCGGTGGCTTCATCGAGCGGCCTTCTATCCCGTTTATCGAAGCAGAGCTTCTGACCGATGATGTGGAGATGGAAGACTATCTGGCCGGCCTGACCAATGGCACCGTCCAGATTGACCTTGCGAACGGCGAGTCTTGGGTCTTCAACAATGCCTATGCCGCTGGTGAGCGTCCGGCCGATGCGGTCGAAGGTACGCGCACCATCCGGATTGAGTGTATGCCGCAGGACCTTGACCGGAACTTCTAATGCCTCGAGGATACATACCACCAAAGAACGCGGTGGCATCATGCCGTCTTCGCAAGCCCATCATGGTCTACGGTGAAGAAGTGCATGAGCTCTTTTTCAAGACGGCCACGCTGCGGGATGTGAAAGGCGTGGATATGGGGGCCATTGAGAAGGGCAACCTTGACGCCATGGCCACGCTCATCGCGCGGCTTGCGGACGTTCCAGAGCCTAGCGCGGAGAACATCGCCGTTGCAGATATCGAAATGTGCGCGGAGCCTATCGGGGTGGCTCTTAACCCTTTCGCGCAATCTGGCTCGAGCTAGGAGAACGCCAACTAGACCAGAGCATAGCAAATATGGTGCGGTTTTGGGGCTGGTCGCCGCATGATGTCTTTGATATGACGGCCAGTGAATTTTTGTTTTGGATGCGGGAGACCTTGAGGATTGCCAAAGAAACTTGAAATAAGTGGGGTTCTCAAGGCGCAAGATAAGGCATCGACGCCACTGCGACGGGCAGCGGCTAAGATTCGGCGCTCGATGGGTCGCACGATGCGGTCCGTTGGTGGCGCGGTGGCCGACGTTGGCGCGAAGCTCACTGGCTTGGTGGCCAAGGCTGGCATGCTTGGAACGGGTGCGGCCATCGGAGGCGTCACAGCTTGGACCAAGAGCTATGTTGACGCCGGTGACGAGCTCAACAAATTCAGCCGCACCATCGGCCTAAGCGCTCAACGGCTTCAAGAGTTCGAGTTCATCGGTGGTCGGCAGGGTGTCACGGCTCAAGAGCTTCGCGCGGCCTTTCAGAAGCTCAATATGTCGATGGGCAAGGCACGCGCCGGAACCGGCGAGCTGGCCGAAGGGCTGAAGAAGGTTGACAAGGGCCTTCTAAGGCAGGTTCAAGGCGCGAAGAACACAGAGCAAGCCATTGACATCGTGCTTGGCGCCATGGCGAAGGAGACCGACGCTTTCAAGCGTTCGGCCATCGCTCAAGCGGCTTTTGGCGAAAGCGGGGTAAAGCTGGCGCGCATCAGCGAGCTTGGCGCGGAAGGCATCGAAAAGCTCGCGAAGGAGGCACGCGAGAGCGGCGCGGTAATGAGCGGCAAAGCGCTCAAGCAAACCGAGCAGATGAGCGACGCGATACAGCGGCTCAAAGAGCAGTTCAAGGCCACCACCAACACAGTGATGAGTCAGCTTTTGCCCGTGCTCGAACCACTGATACGGCGCTTTGGTGAGTGGCTAAAAGTGGCAGGCAATCAAGAGAAGATTGCGCGGTATGTGAAAGACTTTGTGCAGGCTGTGATTGATGGGGTGCCCAAGGTGGTCGCTTGGGTCAAAGAGGCCATCGGGACAGTCAGTAAGTTCATTGATGACATGGGTGGCTTGAAGACCGTGGCCATTGCGCTGGGCGTGGCGTTGGCCGGTCCAATCCTGGCCAACCTTGCCAAGTTCGGCATTGGCGCGGTCGCGGCGCTGGGTCCGGTAGGCGTGGCCATCGCCGGCCTGACGGCTGCGGCGGTGTATTTCAAAGACACCATCAAAGATGCTTACGACTTCGCGACCGGAAGAGACCCCGTGGCCGAAGCTCAACGCAAGACGGGCGCGGTTGCGACCATCACGGAAGATTACTCTGATCCCATGGGCTTATTTGCCGGTGAGCGAACGGCAGGCCGGCGCGCACGAACAAAAGCCCAAACTGAAGCGGCAGGCGGAACCTTTGTAGACCCTGGAGACTGGGCGGCTGAGCTTTTAGCCTTTGAGCAACGAAAGGCTCGCATGAAGGCTGAAGAGATGAAGGGCACCGTTGATGTCAACGTGAAGGTTGACGGTGGAACGGTGACGAGCACGGTTGCGAAAGGCTCACCGCGTTTGGCCGTTAGCGGCAAGGCCAAAGGCCAGCGCAAGGCGGCTCAATAGTGGCGTGGCGCGACCAGCTAAGGCCAGCCAGCTTTCGCGGTGTGCCGTTCGAGACCGAAAGCGCAAGCGCTGAGTTCGGGCGTGACGGCGTGCTCCAAGAGCCGGTTGGTGATGATGGCGTTTACTTCGACGACCTTGGGCGAAAGACGCGCATTTATCGATTATCAGGCTTCATCATCGCTCAAGATGCCGATGCCAACGATTACAGCCGGCGAAGGGATGCACTCATCGCAGCGGTTGAAGAGCGGGGCCCTGGAACGCTGGTCCATCCAACCTTTGGCACCCTTACCGCGCAACTGCTTTCATGCTCAATCAATGAGACGATTGACGAAGGCAGAGCGGCCACCTTCGAGCTCGAGTTTGCCGAAGTGGGTGGCCAGCGGCCGTTCCCAGCGCAATCGGTTGACCAGCCGGCCATCGTGGGCCAGAAAGCAGACCAGCTCCAAACGACATCCGTTACCGAATACGAAGCGAAGTACAGCACCACCGGGCCGGATTACGTGGGCCAAGCTGGCCAAGACGCCAAGAGCGAGCAAAGCACGCGCATCATTGATGCCGTTAGGGCATCGCTTAGCAGCGCGCAAGATAGCGCGGAAGCCTTGCGGCTGGCTTCAACGCTGACAACGGCCGAAAGTTTCCCAGGCACATTAGCAAGCATTGGCGATGCCATCGGGGACCGCGCGACGCTTCAAGGCATAGTGGCAAGCATTGAGCCGACCACGTTAAGCGCTACCGGCACAACGAACGAGCGCCAAGCTCAACAGAACGCGCGCATTGTAGATATAGTGACGCGCACGGTGCTCTTTGCAGCCGCGTGCGATGCTGCGGCGAGCGAGACGTTCACGGCTTTTGATGATGCGGTGGCAGCGCGTGACGAGCTCGAGGCGCTGGCCGATGCCGACGAAGCGCGCGACGATGTGCTTGATGAGCTTCATGCGGCCATCCGTCAAATGCGCTTGGCGATGTGGGATGACCTGACCAATCGAGCGTTGCAGCTTCCAAGGGTGGTGACGTATACGCCACCGGGGGTGACTTCAGCGATGGAGATTGCTCAATTTCTCTATGGTGACGGCTCGCGAGCGGATGAGATTATCGCCCGCAATAACATCCCTCATCCCGGCTTTGTGTCGCCTGAGCCGCTGCAAGTGTTGAGCGAATGAGCGTCATTACGCTTCATGTTGCAGGGGTGGAGCTTGGCGGGTGGACCTCGATACGGGTAAGCGCATCGCTCGAAAGCGCGGCGCGCACCTTTGGCTTCGAGCTGGCTACGGCTGATGAGTTCAAGCTGGCGAGCGGATGGGTCCGGCCAGGGACCAAGGCCGTGGTAAAGATTGACGGTGAGCCAGTGGTCACCGGCTACGCCACCGGATGCGACTATAGCTATGACAAGCGAAGCACCACCTTCACGGTTGAAGGTGCTTCGAAGACGATTGACTTGGTGGAATCGGACATCATCACCAAGCCGAATCGATGGCGCCGGCGCACGCTGAAGCAAATCATCTTGGGATTGATTACCATTCACGGCATCGAGCTTGTTATTGATTCGACGGTTGACGGCAACACCAGAGTTCCACGCTTCAAAGTGGCGCAAGGCTCAAAGGTGTTCGATGCCATTGATGATTTGGTTGAAGATTACGGCCTTTTGGTTACCGATGACGAGCAAGGCCGGCTGGTGTTAACGCGGGTGCTCGAGGATGACCCACCGAAGCGGGCAGAAGACGACATCCAGCTTGGCACGGGTGGCAATGTCTTAACCGGCTCTTTCCGGGCGGATGGCTCCGGCCTGTTTTCTGATTATGTATGCCGTGGCCAGCAAACTCCGGCCGATGGCCTAAAGGCCGATGGCATCGCGCTGGTCTCTGGAAGCGTCACAGACCAAACGATTGGCCGATACCGGCCGTTACTCATCCGACCTGAAAAGGGTATCGACCGAAAGCGCGCTCTTGAGATGGCGCGCTGGCGCGCTGCTAACGCTTCGGGCACGGCTGCGCTCGCTACCTATACCGTCGGCGGTTGGAGGCAAAGCAACGGGGAACTCTGGAAGCCTGGCCAGCTCGTCACGGTGGACGATGAACGTTGCGGCATCTTTGCAGAGATGTTGATCGTCGATGTCGATTACCTCAAAGACCGCTCGAGCGGCGAAGTCTGCCAGATGCAGCTAAGGCCACCGGCCGCATATGTGAGGCTGGGTCCAGATGAGCGAAAGGCCAAGCGGAGCAAGGCGAAACGCCGAAAACTCCCAGCATTAGCGGACACCGTTACCTTGTATGTCGATGCCGACGACAAGCGGCGGCAGCAAGTTTTGGCCGATGCGCCAGCCACGGTGAAGCGGGTGGAATGATGCGCGAGATGATGAATGCCTATGTGGCCAAGCTCAAAGGCTTGATTTTGCGGGCGGTGGTTTCGCGCGTCGATGAAGGCCACCGCTTCAGGTTGCTTCAATTGCAGATTCTTGCAGACGACGAAGACGATGAGGTTGAGCACCTTGAGCCTTACGGATACAGCGCCCGCCCGGTTGACGCGGATGCCGATGGCTCACCGGAAAGCATCATCGCCGCATTGAGCGCCAGCGCTGACCAGAACGTGGCGCTGGTGGTGGCCGATAGACGCTACCGGCCGCAAAACCTACAACCGGGTGAGGTTGTGATGTATGATGCGAGTGGCCAGGTGGTGAAGCTCATGGCCGACCGAGTTGAGCTAGATGGCGCGGGCAACGAGATTCATCTCGGCGCGGGAGCAACAAAAGGCGTGAATCGAGAGGGTGACAACGTGTTAAGCAATGGAGCGATTGACCCGCCGTTTTTCGCCTGGGTCACGGCCGTCGCATTGGCCACCAGCACAACGGCGCCGACATCATTGACCAGCCGGACACAAGCCGGCTCGAGCATCGTGAAGGCGGTTGACTGATGGCCGAATACCCTGGAAGCGCTTACACCCCGAACCCGCAGAGCACGGCGAACGATAGCCCTGGTGATGCGACGGTGGCGAACGGTGCCGATTACAATAAGCACGATGATGAGATACAGGCCATTAGCGATGACTTGCGGGG